GGAACAGGTACAACTGGTGAGGCAGCAATATTAGAAAACAGAAAGTATTATTTAATTGAAAAAACAAAAAAATATATACCCACCATTGAAAAAAGATTAAATAAACACAATAAATTTTTTATAGGAAGTTATCAATGATCAAAGGTTGTATAGGATTTAGTTATAAGTCTGGTTATCCTTGGATAGGACATATGATACTAGTAAGAGGAAAAAGAACTATACATATACCATTACCTTATCCAGTATATTGGTTAATGACAAAGATGTGGAAGAAAAAAATTTTATTTTGTAAACCAACTTCTTGGAGAGAAATAAATAAAATATAAATGAAGGTGTAAAATGAAACTATTAGGAATTAGATTGTGTGACCATGATAGTAATATTACAATTACTAATGGCACTAAAGTAGAATATCACAAAACAGAAAGACATTATGGTATTAAACATCATCATATGGAGTTTAATAAATTAAAAGATTATCTTGTGGAAAAAAATATTGACTTATCACAAATTGATGATGCTGCTATAATAGTTGATGATGAAAATATTACAAAGGTTGACAACCTAGTACAATCAATAGGTCTCAAATGCAATATTGAAAAATTAGACCATCATTTAGCACATGCATTGAGTGTTTGGCCGTTAGTTAATACTGATGAAACAACAACTGATTTTATACTAGATGGTTTTGGAGATTATTTCGTACATCACACCATATTGAAAGGTTCAAAACCTAAGAAAAAACACCAAGAATGGAACTTACAAGAACAAGACAGTTTAGGCATGAAATTTGGTAAATTTGGTGCAGAAATAGGCATGAAAGGTAATGATGTTGATTTTGCAGGTAAATTAATGGCATTAAAAAGTTGGTATCCAAAAGATGTAATGTTTTGCAACTCATTAGCACAATTAGATTTTGTTGATATAAAAGGAATATTTAATTTTCAAAGATGGATAGATCATAAAGGTTCTGAATTTGTTGCAAATGAAACTAAAATAGAATGGTTTGCTAACATACACATGTTTTTAGAAAAACACATTGTAAAATATTTTGATTATTACGCTAAACCAGATGAGAAAATAACTTTTTCAGGCGGTGTTGCACAAAATATATGTTTTAATGAACAATTAAGTAAAAGATTTAAAAATTTAACAATACCACCTCATTCTACAGATGAAGGATTATCTTTAGGTGCAGTTGAATATTTAAGAAGAAAACATAATTTAGAATATTTTGATAACTCAGGTTTTCCTTACTGGCAATCAGACGAAGCACCAAAAACTAATGCTAGCACTTCAACAATAAAAAATAGTGCTGAACTTTTAGCACAAGGTAAAGTTTTAGGTTGGTATCAAGGACACGGTGAAGTAGGACCTAGAGCATTAGGTAATAGGTCAATTTTAATGTCACCAGTAACAGGTGCAAAGAAAAAAGTAAATAAAATTAAAATGAGAGAAGATTATAGACCTTTTGGCGCTTCTGTGTTAAAAGATAAAGCGTACAAATATTTTGATATAGAAGATAGTCCTTATATGTTATATTCTTGCAATGTAAAAGATGATATGTTAAAAGAAGTAACACACGTAGATAATAGTTGTAGACCACAAACAGTTGATAATAATAATCCTATTTTTGAAGAACTGTTATATGAAGTTGAAAAATTAACAGGTTTACCTGTTTTATTAAACACATCTTTAAATATACAAGGTAAACCAATTTGCGGTAATATAGAACAAGCGAAACAAATAAAAGGATTAGATAATTTGATAATAGGTGATGAAAAGTACTAAAGTAAATATATCAGATTTAAACATAATTAATTTTATTGCATGTCCAGTGCTACACGCTAAAACAGATTTTAAATTAACTGACAAAGAAAATTATATATTAAAAGAAATGTCAGGTTTAGGTGTAAAAACAAATGATAGTAAATATGGAGTAGATGTTTCTTCTAATCATAGATTGCTTGAAACATATGGTATGGAAAGAGTGAGAGATTTTATGGTAGGTTTTACTCAAAATTATGTTAAAGAAACTTTAAAAATAGAACAAGAATTTTATTTAACAAGTAGTTGGGCAACAAAAAATAAAAAAGGTGACAGGCACCATGGACACACACACCCTAACACATTATTAAGTTGTGTTTATTATGCAAAAGCAGAGAGTGGAAAATTAACTGTATCTACTGACCGTAATGGTCTATTTCCTAATTTTGATTTTAATTTTGAACTTACTGAATATAATGTTTATAATTCTAAATCTTGGACTTTAGATGTAAAATCTGGTGATATAGTTATTTTTCCAGGTTGGTTAAATCATTTTTCAACTCCTAATGAAAGTGAAGAAGACAGATTACTCATAGGTGCAAATTTTTTTACGAGAGGTAAGTTTGGAACTTATGAAAATACTGATTTAATAGAAATTAAATGATATATTATAAAACAAACTTAGATTGGACACAACAATTTGTTGACAATAACATAGACATCATAGAAGAAAACTATAAGAGATTTCCTACTAGAAATAGATGGAATTGTAATGTACATGCTATACATGATAATGATGAAGATGTAGCGGGTATTGATTTTATGTATTTAAGACAAAAATATGAAAAGTTAGTACCAGAGATTGCAAGATATTTTAATATAAAAGAATATCATTTGAGTGATATTTGGTATAATTATTATAAAGAAGGACAATTCCAAGAACCACACAAACATGATGGTCAAGGAGGTGTAACTGCCGTACACTATTTGTTATTTGATCCTAAAAAACATAGTAAAACAGAATTTACAGATGGTGATAAATCACCAGAAATACAACAAGGCGATATATTATTCTTTGATTGTTATAAAGAACATTATGTACCACAAAATAATAGCACTAAACCTAGATTAACGGTTGCATTTACGATAACAAAACATGAATAATTTATTTGTAATAGGTAATGGCGAAAGTAGAAAGAATATATCAATTAAAAAATTACAAGCTTTAGGTAGAGTATGGGGTTGTAATGCCATGTATAGAGAATATAACTTAGATGGTTTGATTGCCGTTGACCCTATGTTAGAACATGAAATATATCGTAGTGGTTACACACACGATAATCCTGTTTACTTTAGAGATTGGGATCCTATGCCTACTGAACACTATGATATGATGAAAGATGCTTTTGTGAGTAAAATGACCAATCCTAAGATAAGAGAACACGGAGAAAAAAAAGATAATTTTGTAATACATGGTCAAAGTGCCGTAAATCAAAGTAGAACTACAGAAAGATGGAAAGGTGAAGGATTTGAAAACGTTTATATTACATGGACACATGGTAGCGACAAAGTGACGCAACTAAAGGATATTATGACAAACATTGATGGCGAACCTCAGGATTTAGGATGGTGTTCTGGTGCGAGTGCAATGTATATTGCATGTAAAGTAGAACAACCTGAACAATGTTATATGGTTGGTATGGATTTGTATAGTACAAATAACAAAACAAATAATTTATACAAAGATACATTTGGTTATGTTTCTGCTAATGAAACAGCACTTAATCCAGAGAATTGGGTTATACAAAAAGGTAGATGTATGATGCAAAATCCAAATATAGAATTTATAAAGGTTAACGGAGAAGGATTTGATGAACTTCCAGAGTGGAAATCCATATCAAACCTTTCATATATGAGTGTAAAAGAATTTGAAAAAAAGTTTAATTAAGAGCTTGACTTTTATGCAAAAATATGATATAATAAGAGTATCTTATAAAAGCAGTATAGTTGCAACTGTATTGCTGCTACTGGCTGAACAACGCTTAAGCGGGTGTAAGGCATGGGTTGAGAGGGTTATGGGCGAATGCCTGAAGACACTCAATTTAGTTGTAAGTAGGGACCATCTAAACATTAGATTGGACGCTTCCCGGAAGCTTGTGGGTAAACCAATAAATCCCACGTAGCATAAGATAACTTGTATAAATAATAATGTCGTTAATACAGACAATACAAACACAACGAATACAAAGGAGAATATAATGTCATTCGCAAGTCTAAAAAGAAGTCGAGGCAACTTCGACAAACTAACCAAAGAGTTAGAAAAAGTTGCAGTTCCAACTACAAATCAAAATTCATCAGGAGACGACAGGTTCTGGAAACCAGAGTTAGATAAAACTGGTAATGGTTATGCCGTTATTCGTTTCTTACCTGCTGTTGAAGGTGAAGAATTACCTTGGGCAAGAGTATGGTCACATGCTTTTCAAGGACCAGGTGGTTGGTATATTGAAAACAGTTTAACTACGTTGGGACAAAAAGATCCAGTTAGTGAAGAAAACACTAAACTATGGAACACTGGTAGTGATGCTGATAAAGAGATTGCTAGAAAAAGAAAAAGAAAGTTATCTTACTTTACAAATATTTTAGTAGTTTCTGATCCAAAACATCCTGAAAATGAAGGTAAAGTATTGTTATACAAGTTTGGTAAAAAAATCTTTGATAAGATTACAGAAGCAATGAAACCTGAATTTGAAGATGAGAAACCTATTAACCCATTTGATTTTTGGGAAGGTGCAAACTTTAAACTGAAAATCAGAAAAGTTGATGGTTATTGGAATTATGATAAATCTGAATTTGAACCTCTTTCTAAAATTAAAGAAACTGATGAAGAAATAGAACAAATTTGGAAAATGCAAAAACCATTAAAAGAATTTTCTGCTACAACTAACTTCAAATCTTATGATGAGCTAAAAGCTAAATTTGAAAAAGTTGTTTATGGTAGTGGAAAATCTGAAACAGCAGAAAGCGTAGATATCCCACCTGCAGCTGATGATGTTGTTTCTGAAGTTAGTGAAGACCTAAAGAATGAAAGTATTAATATTCAGTCCACTTCCCCTAGTGATGATGAAGATGATACTATGAATTACTTTAGCAAATTAGTGAACAACTAATTTTCTCTCCTATAGAATACACTAACGACTTAGGGCGGACATTGTTCCGCCCTTTGTATAAATAGGCATATGATTAATCAACACATTGAACATTTACTATTTCCTACTTTAGTATATCAAAATAATATACCAGTAAACAATACTGAATTAGAAGTGGTAAAAAATATGATGTTTGAAAGAGCTCATAGTAACAATGGGTTTATAACAAAAGATAAAACAATTTTAACTTTACTATCAGAAACTAGGAAATCAATATGTCAACACTTAGAATTTTACATATACAACGTACTAAGAATTTCTAAAAAACATAAATTTTATATCACTACAAGTTGGGTAAATAAACATATTACGGGTGATGCAGCTCATACACATTTTCATGCTAATTCATTAATAAGTGGATGTTATTATTTACAAATGCCAAAAAATGCAGGTGATATTTGTTTTCCAAAACCTAGTAACCACAATAACTTTTTGAATAATTTATTTAATTTTGAATTAAATGGTATTAACGAAATTAATACGTCAGAATACAAGATAATAATAAAACCAGGAACGTTATTATTATTTCCTTCTCAAATAAAACATTATACTGAGATAAATAATTCAAGTGAAGAAAGATACTCACTTGCTTTTAATGTTTGGGTGAAAGGTCAAATTGGTAATGATGAATTAGAAAAACTAGAATTATAATGGAATTATTTTTTCAAATATTAGTAGAGTTTGGATTACCAGTAGCAGCTGCTACTGTTATGGGACTATTCATATATATTATTCTTAAATATATTTTAGGTGGTATAGTAGGTTCTGTACAAGGTATACATGGCATTATTATGGGATTAGAAAATAGAATTGAAACAATGAACAATGACCTGATACATATTGATACATTAATGTCATCTGCCTTACATTTAAAACCAGATTTAGATAGAATAGCAAGAGCAGATGGTAAAGAAGATGCTAGAAAAGATTAAAACATTTTGGTTATCATCTTACTTGTCTGATAAAGTTGCCTTTTATTATGAGTTAGTAAGTTTTGTTTTAATAATTGGTGCAAGTATTACACTTGCCATAACAGCAGTTGATCCTGATATGAGATACATATATCCAGGATATTTTTTAGGAAGTTTAACAGCTTTCTATGCACATTATAGAAGAAAGCTAGCTTGGCCAACTTTACTTGTTGGATATTTTTGTATCATCAATATATATGGTTGGTTAGTTGCAATGAAAATGATTTGAGGAGGAGAAAATGATAGAAAAAATTATACAAAAATATTATCAATGTAAGTATGCTTATTTTTACAAAGGTAAAAAAGGTCTTATAAATGAAATTTTAGGTAGATAGTAATGGGAATTTTAGAAATATTAAATCAATACGGATTTGCAACTTTAGCAGCTATTGCTATGGGTTGGTTTATTTGGTTTATCTATACTTACATTACACAAGAAGTTACAAGTAAATTAGGTGAGGCAAATAAAGCATTAATTATGTTACTAGATAAAATAAGAAGACTGGACAACGATTTAATTAGAATTAAGTCTAAATTAAATACAGTTTTAACATTGAAAGAAGAAGAAAGAAAAAATGATAGATCAAAAAATTCTAATAGAGTATCTAAGAAGTCTTAAAATTGCAGCTCAAACCATGTTTGTTATATCAATTATTACAATTACATTAGTTTACCTATTAAACTAATTATAAATAGTGTTGTATGAAAACACTATTAAAAATATGTGTTTTCTTTGGTTTTACATTATTTACAACATCATTACTATCAGGTGAATTAACACAAGAGTTTAAAAATCCTGCCTTTAGTGGTAATGGATACTCAAATCACGTGTTATCAGTACAACAACTTGAGTTTCAAAGAAAACAAAAGATAAAAGAAGACAAAGAAGCTGCTGAAAGGCAAGCAAAACGTGATGAAGAAAACAAAACCATCAATCGTTTTATTGCTAACGTAGAGAGTAGAATTTACGCTAATCTATCAAAACAATTAGTTGATAATATGTTTAGTGATACTGGACAAAATTCTGGTACTGCTGAAA